TTCATTGCAATTTTAGCAGCAGTTTCCTCAGCTACTTTTTTAGCAAAAGCTTCCAAGTCAACGGGTTGATTTGTCTCTTCAGACATTTGTATCTCCTTTTGGACTTGCGCCCCGTCACTATTAGTGAAAGTTTTTTTGAAATCTTCGTACTCATCCATCGAGTCGAAGGACTTCGCCAGTGAAAAAGTAGCCGTTTGGTTACAGGGTACAGATACTACAGATACCTCAAACAACTCAGCGTCCTTTATCCTTAATCCGTCGGTTTCCTCTATATAATCAGCATCCTTGACTCGGAAACCAACAGAAAAGGCTCCAAGGACACCGTCTTTAACTAAGTCCACAACATCTTTGGCGGCTTTACTTATCTTAGCCTCCATTTCTAAACCATTATCAGTAGCTTTTAGTCCAGTCGCTCTTCCAATGGGTCTATCATAGTTATGGTTAAAAAGAATTATGGGATTCTTTTCAAAATTTTTCAATCCACCTTTAGTCCAAGCATCTGCTGAAATAGAATCGCCCGCGCGATCAAAATCAGTGGTGCTAGCCATACCTCGAATTTTGACACTACCGTCTTCATCAGTATGTGACTTAAAAGTAGAGGTCAGATTAAATATCTTCTCCATCATCCCCCTCATCATCCGCTTTAACAACGGTCTTTGCCTGTGCCATTTTTACTTCTATGGTAGGCTCTTCTTTTTCGGGGACTTTATTAGCAAGTTCCCATAATTTGGGATGCTCTTTTTCTAGCATTGTTAACATCCTAGTCCAAGTCCCAAAAATCTTATCAACCTCTTTTACATCTAAAAATTTGGGTCGATTAGGCATCCTAGCGTACTCTTTCCGATCAGGAATTTTTCCTAGCTCCGAAAAAAACATACCAAGTTGTCCTGCAATTTTTACTCTTTTAGCGTGTGTTGCTGCCATTATTCTTCTTCCTCTTCTACGGGTCTCCCGCCTTCGTTAGGGTTTGATGCACTACCTGCAATGTTAGCAGGTATTCTTAAATCATCATACCCGTCCATTGGGTCAAAACCTAGTTGATCTCTTGCTTCGTTTGGTGAAATAATACCTGCATTAACCAATCCAGAGTAGTAAAAGGATTGGTCACGTAGTTCTGGTTGCAAAGCAGGAATATCGGTCACATCTTCCTTTATTTCAAAACCGAAAAACCTGCTTAAGCCAAAATTCATTTTTCTAACAATAGGTAGTATAGTCTCTAAGTAGTATAGTCGCATATTTGGTCGTATGTTAGCATTATTTCCAGAATCTAACATAATTGGAGGTACACCTATTGCCTTTAATATAATCTTTTCGTTTTCTTGAATAGACGATTGAAAGTCCAGTTCTTTAAAATTAACATTTGAGATTGAATCGACCTCAATACCACCATCAAGAATAAGTGGTCGTCGTCCCCCAGCATCAGGACGGTATCGTACTTGCCAGGACTGCAACATTCGCTCTTTGATTTTCTCAGATAATGTATTTGGAGACTTTAGCACTAAGCCAGGGACTGCTCCATTCTTAAAAAAATTATCTTGAAAAGTACGCATATATGACATTATTTGCATAGTGCGAACTGCAGGCTTTAATCGTGAAACTCCCCTATAAATATCATGGAAAGAGTTTTCTTTAATATGTATCATTTCGTTAGGCTTATAATCAATTTCATTATAAGTATATCTTTCGACATAAGTTTTAGCATCACCATGTATTTGTACAGTATCTGCAGGAACATGGTATAAATGCGCCCCGTCGTAATAGATAAACATATTTCCATCTAGAAGATAGTCTGTGATTAGGTTTCTTTTGAAAGTACTGATGTCTTGGAAGGGATTGGGCTCTTTATTTAATAAAGTATCAACTTTAGCCCTTTTTATTCCTCTGATAACGCCAGGAACGGAAACTCTGTCTACTATAGATGGTATTTCGGCTGCATCGTCTACAACCATATTTACTGCACGGTTTACGACTTCTAGATTTTCATAATAAGTTTCATACTTATCAGTAAATTCTCTGGAAGTTTGTGTTGAGGCTCCAAGATAGGCTTGAACAGGATTTAGTTTTTCCTCAACTTCCTCACTTCGAAAGAATCTGTCATACCATGCCATGTTTATCTCTTTGAATCTGTACCCAGCGCATTTGTTTCTTTGCCGTTGTTAATGCGGGGTTGCGGCCATATACTTTGTGTAGTTGTCTGTGGTGCCCGTAGCATAAAGTAACAGTGTGTTCGTATAATTCTGCCCAGTGTTCTTCTATAAAATCATCCCGAATTGCAAGAATATATTTAGGATCATGCCCCGTCTTTTTAATCCAATTATGGATAAGAGGTGCCAAACTATAGTAGTGGTGGAAATCTAATTTAACGTCAGCCCCACAGATATAGCACTCCGAGTCCTTCTCGTACTTATTCTTCGCTCTATCTCGGATATATTTTACTATATCTCGTTTTAATTCGGCCATTGGGTTTTAGAACTTCTATTTTCAATTAGAGAATTATATCTAGTTTCAGATACTATGTCAAACATTATTTTTCAGAGGTCTCCTAAAAACTTGTTACAGAAGTTTCAAATGAATACAATGCGTATCTAAGTGCATCGGACATATGTGAAGCTCTATTATGTTTTGGTTTTTCTCGAGCTAGATTAGGATTAGGATCCCACTGATACTGATCTAATGCCGATAATGATTCTGCACAGGTTTGCTCTACTAATAATTTATCATTGTCTACTATTGCGGCTACATGCGCTATTCCATCTAGTACACTCTTTTTTGCATTGATAGTAGAAATATCGTAGTTTTGGGCAAAGTCAAACCTAGTTTGTTGAGCGGCTGAGTCAATATAAATGTAATCTATATCCCACTTTTCTATTTTTGTTTGTATTTCTTTTGCGTGCTGTTCAGTAGTTTTCTCAGCGTCTAAATATTCATCAATTAAATAATATCTTTCTTCTTCCCAATCATACCCTAGTACACAGAACGCTGTTGGGTCTCTATAACCTACGTCAAGTCCTGCAAATACATCCATCTTAGAAGTATCTAACTCACTAAAGTTTGCTATACACTCCTCGTGGTTAAAGTTCCAGATTTGACCTTCATAAGTATTAAAATCAGCTTCATATTCTTGTCTAAACTCAGCATCGGACATAGATTTTCTAGCTTCCGCAATATCGCTCTCAGACATGCGAGGATTATCTTTATAAGTGGCTCTAATAGATGCCCATTCTGAAAACTCATCTTGAAATCCTCTATAGAAAAACTCGGAGAACCAGTTGTTCTTTCCTCTAGGTGTACTTATGAAGATGGCTTTTGAGTTATCTTTATCGAGCGTGGGGCGAAGGGCAACATTGAAGGCGTCTCTTCCATCAGCCAGAGCGGCCTCGTCAAAGATGATAAGATCGTAACTCCGCCCAACACAACTATCAACTTGATTGACAGACCCCATACGTATTGTTGAACCATTTGTGAGTTCAATAACCTTATCTTTTGCATTGTCTTTTGCAACCTCTAAATCGAAATGCTTGATTAGATTTCTTTGCAAATCAAAAGAAATCTGAGACAAGGCATAGTTGGGGGACATTATTAGTATGTTAGAATTGGGCACTAGGGAAACTAGTTGCCCAATTATATTTGCGATATAGGTTTTACCCTGTCTCCTTGAAACTGCCGCACATACAAAACGGTATTTCGGATTATTTATCGCGTTTATGATAGCCTTTTGCGATGCAAGAGGCTCAACGCCGAGCAGTTCCAAATATGGATCTACTGGTAATTTGAGAAACCTCGTCTCAGATTGTAACTCTAAAATTTGTTCGGAGGTAACATCCCTCCGACTCACTTCAATCGCCATTTTCTACCTCTTAATGGTCTGTTTTTCCTTTACTGGTTCCGGCATATAAACCAAACCAAGCTGCACCAGCACCTACAATTACTGATATAAGTCCTGATTGCTCAAGGTTGGGTTCTGGTAAGTCCATGAACCACATTGTACTGTAATAAAGTAGGAAAATATAAACACTTAAAAATACTCGTGGAAATATTCTCCATGCGTCTACGGCTTGTGCCATAAAAATGACTTTTTGCCAAGGATTGGTATTGGAGGCATCTTCTAACTCTCGAATACGATCCTTTAGTGCAGACTTTTCTTGGAGAAGCTCCATAAATTTATTAAGGTCTAATTCGACCTCATTACGGCTCATGTCTCCTGAGAATCTACTATCGAATTCACTCATATTTTTGCATCCTTTTTCTTCTTTCCACGCCTCTTCTTGCGCTTCTTTCCGTACCCTACCCCTTTAGGCATTGTAGCTCCTATTTTATAACTAGAAAATATACTGCGCTCCATAGAAGTCCTAGTCCAATTACTCCTGTGAGTACTACAGCAGCTATTTCCTGGTTCCTGCGAAGTTGTTTAGCAGCCTCTCTAGCCGCTTCCTGTCGCTCCTTTCTAATTTTACCCCGTAAGGTAATCAATTCTTTCCACGCTTCAGCACCTAGTGTATAAACAATGAATTGATGAAGTTCTTTCTCAATTTCATCTGCTTTACGCTTGTCTGCAAAAGTCTTTAAAGCTTCCTCCTCAACAGATACAAACTCATTTCGCATTGCTTTAGTTCGTTTCTGGTTGTGAGAAGCTCGAGCGGTATCTAGTCCACTCCATAATTTTCCCAGGTCTCCCGCCATGTCCTGTAATTCACGACCGGCTTTAATACCTGTTTTGACAGCAGTAAATGCCGTCAAAGCAACGGTTATCGGCTCCACTTCTAATCTCTTGCGTTCTCGGGGAACGTATTCTACTTATCTAGTAGAGTGAGTATTATGCCTGCTAAAAAGACAATTACCGTACCTGTTGCT